CTTCCCCACTCCATAATATTTTCATTTAGGTCACACCATTTACAAAACTTGCGTTCCCAACTACTACGACATATAATATTGTCTGGATTACCCTTATATTTCCTAGGGTATGAAGGTTTGTATTTACTTTTGATACTTTCCGGCATACATAATATATAAGGTAAAAATTATTTATAGATGCCTAAGATAAGGTCTGTAACAGACATTAAATCAAAACTACTTAGACCTGCATTAACATCTTTCTATGAGGTTGATATTGATCTTCCAAAAGGAGATGGTGTCCTTGCTGGTCGTCTTTCTGCCTTGAGAGCAGACGGAAGTGAGGATCAAGATGTGTTAAATCTGAGATGCTCAGAGGCATCTCTGCCTGGTTCTAACTTGGCAACTCTTGAAACTACTAATACTTATCATGGTGTCACCGAGAGACATGCGTATAGAAGAGTTTATGATGATAGAATTGACTTAACTTTTTATGTGGATGCAGAGAAATATCTTGCAATCAGATTTTTTGAATCTTGGATTAATGGTATAATGCTGCAAGATACTGACAACGCTAATCCACCAAATGTTGGAAAGGGTCCAATTGATTCGACATATACATATCGCGCTAGATATTCTAAAGATTATGTCTCACCACAGGGATTAAAAGTTAGAAAATTTGAAAGGGACTTTGATACATCAGGTTCTATTCTTGAATACACATTTGTAAATTCATATCCCTTTTCTATATCAGCGATGCCAGTTTCTTATGAGTCCTCATCACTTTTAAAATGCACCGTGTCTTTCAGTTATTTACGTTATGTTTTAAATGATCTCAAAGATTCTAGCGCATTTGGATCAAGACAAACACCTGCTTTGAATAAACAACTAAGTGAGTCATTTAAAGATCAAGCAGCATTTAATTCTGGTCTTCTCCCTTTTAATCAAAGACCAATCCCAGCTATTGAGGGTCTTCTTGATCCAACAAATGGTCGCACTATCGCTTAATAAATAATCACACTGAAATAATCTATAGGATATTATGCCTTTACCAAAGATTGCCTCGCCAACTTATCATCTTGAGTTGCCATCATCAGGACAAGAAATTACATTCCGTCCTTTTCTTGTTAAAGAGGAGAAGGTGCTTGTTATTGCATTGGAGAGTGAGGACACAAAGCAGATTACAACTGCTATTAAGAACGTAATTAAAAGTTGTATCCTTACTAAAGGAGTAAAGGTAGAAACTCTTCCTACGTTTGATATTGAATATCTTTTTCTTAACATTCGTGGCAAGTCCGTGGGTGAAGAGATTGAAGTCAACATCATCTGCCCTGATGATGAAGAGACTCAAGTTCCTGTAACAATTAATCTTGATGATATTAATGTTGTCAAGAATGAAGATCACACTAACAGAATTAAGTTGAGTGATGATCTGATGATGGAAATGAAGTATCCATCTCTGGATGAGTTTATCAAAAACAATTTTGATTTCTCTGATAAAAATCAAATGGATCAATCATTTGAATTGATTGCATCATGTATTGATAAGATCTATAGTGAGGATGAGGTCTGGGCGACTGAAGATTGCACTAAGAAAGAATTGAATGAGTTCTTAGAGCAGATGAATTCCTCTCAGTTTAAAGATATTGAAAAGTTTTTTGAGACGATGCCTAAGTTGTCTCACAAACTGAAGGTTAAGAACCCCAAAACCAAGAAAGAGAGTGAAGTTGTACTGGAGGGACTGGCAAGTTTTTTCGCGTAGCTCTCATTCATATGAATCTTGAGAGCTACTACAGACTTAATTTTGCCTTGATGCAGTACCATAAATATTCATTAACGGAGATTGAGAATCTCATCCCTTGGGAAAGAGATATCTATGTTGCTTTACTACAACAACATCTTGAGGATGAAAAGTTAAAACATCAGCAGCAGCATGGCATCTAAGACACTAGATCCTATTGATATCCTGTTAGAACTGGGTATAGATCTCGATGATTTATCGGAGCAGGATTATCTTAGTGCCTTAAAAGAAGCGATTGCAACTATTGAATTTAGAACAGGTGGCAGAGGTGACGAAAGAAGTGCTGCCTTAAGAGAAGAAGTTATAAAATTAAGAAGACCAAAAGTAAAGAGAACAAAAATATCTGCTGACTCATTCAAAAAAGGAACTGCTATTGGTGGTAGTAAAGGTGGTGCGCTTGTAGTAAGACCATCATCATCACTTGTTCCGTCATCTGTCAAACCAGAAGAAGATGAAGAAGGTGCAGAGGTAAAAGAAAAAGAACAGAAAGAATCTGTTGTCAAAATTCTATCTGACATTTCAAAGACAGTTAATTCAATTCTCAAAACCTTAAAAGGAAAAAGTAAATTAGATAAACAACTTGCTAGACAAAATAGATTAAAAGCAGAGAGAGATAAGAGAGCACTTGCCGAAAAAAATCTTGAGAAAAGATTTACCGGACTCAAAAACTTTGCACAAAAAATGCTCAAACCCATTATGGGTCCTTTTGATGCGGTGATGAATTTTATTAAAAATGTTGTTCTTGGTAAAATTGTACTTGGTATTATAAATTGGTTTGCTGATCCTAAAAATCAACAAAAAGTTCAATCTTTTATTAGATTTTTAAAGGACTGGTGGCCTGCACTTATAACTGCAGTTTTATTATTTGCAACACCTCTTGGTGGAATTATTTCGGGTATTGTATCTTCATTAGTTGGTGCCACTGGATTATTGCTTAAAGTATTACCAAAGTTGTTGGCGTTTCTTAAATCACCACTTGTCGTGGGATTAGGACTATTTGCTGCAACCGGCGCTGGTATCTATGCTACAGGTAAGATGTTAGGTAAGGATAAGGTTGTTGAGAATGAAACAGAAAGGGCAGATACTTCGCGTGAAGCTTTGGAGGAAGCAGAAAGCACTAAAGATTTGTCTGCTGGAGATAGAGAAGCAATGGTACAAGGAACAAGATTAAATGATGCTGGTGGGGGAGGATCACTTAGTAATATGCCTGACCAGTTCAATGATCCTCTTGGATTACGAAATGACCCAATTGGGATGGGTGGAATGGGAAGATTTAATCAAGGTGGTCAGGTTCCTGGAAGTGGTAATAGTGATACTGTTCCTGCTATGCTTACACCCGGTGAGTTTGTTATTAGGAGAGAGGCAGTTCAAAAGTATGGAGTTAATACTCTAACATCTATGAACTCTATGACCAAATCATTACCATCTTATGAGGGTGGTGGACCAACGTTTGCAGAAAAACCTGGAGATGTAGGAAAAT